GCCGGCAGCGACCACTATTCGCTATTCGCGGAACTGGCCGGTGGGCGATACCTTTGTCTGCATGTACCCTCGCGATGCCGCCGGCAATGAAAACGCGGTATCTCCTGGGTACCAGTGCGATGCTGTGACGCCGGTATCCGATACCACACCTCCCGTTCGATCGTCTCCCCTGCCAAGCGGGACATTGGCGTCTGGGACGACGTCTGCGCAAATCAGTGTGGTGACGAATGAGGTTGCGACCTGCCGCTATTCCGGCAGCGCTGGGGTGGCCTATGGATCTATGGTCAACACCTTGGACGCTTCAACGAATTCGCTCTTTCATAGCAAGACGGTGACGGGACTGGCGGACGGGAACACCTACACCTATTACGTCCGATGCTCGGACGTATTCTCGAACGCCAACACGAGCGATACGACGCTCTCCTTCTCCGTGGCAGCAGTCGCGGGCGATGTTACGGCGCCTTCACAAGTGACGGGGCTTCAAGGGCAGGCCTTGAACGCGAGTCAGATTTCGGTGTCCTGGTTGCCGTCGACCGATGATGTCGCGGTGACTGGCTATGAGATTTATGTTGCAGAGTCAGGATCTGGTTATACCCTGGGGGGCACCTCGACGACGACCTCGGCGATTCTCTCCGGCTTGTCCTCGTCGACGCTCTATCTTGTGAAAGTGCGCGCACGCGATGCTGTGGGCAATACGGGCACGTATAGTGACCCGACTGTGGTCCTGACCCCGCCGAGCGATGTCACGGCGCCGAGTGATGTAGCGGGGCTGGCGGTGGCCGCCGTGGACTTCCAGGCGCTTGCCCTGTCCTGGACGGCGGGAACCGATGACGTCGGGATCGTGTCGACGAATATCGAACAATGCCAGGGCACCTCATGCACGGATTTCCTGCTGGTCGGCACCGTGACGTCTGGGACGACGCTCAGTGTGAGCGGGCTTCTGCCGCAGACCACCTACCGGTTTCGGGCCAAACATGCCGATGCAGCGGGCAACGTCTCGCTGAATTATTCACCCGTGGTCACAGGGACAACGCTCGCCGTGCCGGTCGGAACCGTGACGGCGGTCTGTCGTTGCAAGCATCACCGATGACACTCGTTCAACGACAACAGCTCTTCAGTTATATGCTGGCCGACCAGTTCGCATGGATGAAGGCACAGGGGCTCCTGTGGACGCTGGGCGATGCCTGGCGCTCGACGGATGAGCTTTTGTGTCCGCATTGCGCGACAGGGGTCACGTACCAGGAACTGCTGAAAGCGAACGGACGGAGTAAGGTGCGGGTGAGTACGCATAATGAACGGTGTGCGATTGATGTCATGCTCTGGGTTGACGGGCGGCTATCGAATCAGGGCGAGCATTATCGGTCAGCCGGAGAACATTGGGAGTCTCTTGGCGGGCGATGGGGTGGCCGGTTTGGGGTTGATTCGGCTGATTATGGAACGAAGGTCGGATGGGATCCTGGCCATATGGAACTTGCGGGAGGTTGAGTATGGGCGATGAAGTTGTTGTCGTGAACGTGCCACAGCCCCCGAAGGATACCGATCGGGTGACGACGGCCTTCGGGGTTTTGGAGGCTGCGGCGATTGCGGCGGTAGATTTTGTGGTTCACTTAGGGCCGGATGGAGTCAACTGGAATGCGCCGACGTTCTGGATCGGTCTGGTTATCGCGATGCTGCGCGGTGTGATGGGGTTCTACACGAATAAGGCGGCTGGAGGAACGACGACCATCCAGACCGGTCAACATGCCACCACGAACGTCATGGAGGGGAAGACATCATGATTCTCGAATTGATCGGCACGATAGTGGTCGCGATTGCGCCAGCGATTGCGTTGCAACTGCGAGAGATGATGAAGAAACGGAAAGCCGAGAGACCACTGCTTGAACAGGGAGCCGTCGATGAAGAACTGTTACATGATCGCCCTGCTGTGTCTTTGCGCCTTAGCCGGCTGCACGAAGCCGCGCGTGAGCGTCGTGCTCATACCTAACGATCGGTTCCTGGAACCGGTCTATGCGGCTGATGGAACCCTGGTCCATGGACGATCATCCATTGCCGACGGATACCTGCGGGAGATTATGCAAGACTTGACGTATTGCCGAAAAGAGGCTAATCCATGACCATGAAACTAGTACCAGTCCTCGCGCTGTTCCTGGCCCTCTCCGGTGTGGCGGAAGCCTGCCAGCAATACCGGGATGTGGTCCATGACCGGAACGGGAACGTCCTATCTGGGGTCTCGATCACGGTGAAGCGCTCTGGGGTCTCGACGGCAACCACGATCTATTCAGACTCCTTGTGCGCCACGATCTCGGCCAATCCGATTACGTCTGGGAGTACCGGCGAATTTATCTTCTATGCGGTCGACGGACAGTACGACCTGGATATGACGAAGGTCGGTTACACGTTTATCCCGATCACGGATCTGTCGATCTATGACCCGCTCGGCGAGCATGTCATTTCGATGGCCAAGTATCAGACTGATGATATTTGCGCCACGGGAACGGGGGCCATTGATCAGATTGGGGCCACGGTGGCGACGCTCCTCATCTCGCGGCCGGCGACCTGTAGCACCATCAAAGTGATTCCGACGACCTTGACGCTGGCCTTCGATGGCCAAGGCGACATTACGACCAATTCGCCGGCTTCATTGACGGTCAACGGACCGGTGCGAAACCTCCATGGCCGGCAAGTGTTCAAGGGGACCGGGACCTATGCCTTCGGTGCGCTGGCTGGGCCGAATCCCTATGGGTACATCGGACTCGTGACGCCGACCTATGGGTCGACGGTGTCGATCAATGCCGCGGCGGGGAAGACGTTTATCCTGACGGCCTCAGATACGAATCCGTTTACGATTGCCGCGCCGACTAGCCCGGCGTATGGACAGGAGATCCGGATCACGATCAAGAACACCAGCGGCGGGGCGCTGGGCACCGCGACATGGAATGCGGCCTATAAGATGGGGGCGGCGTGGACGCAGCCGGCAGATACGAAGAACCGGTCGATCACGTTCTATTACGACGGGAACGCGTGGGTTGAAGTCAACCGGTCGGCGGCGGATGTGAGCAACTAAGGAGGCGGCATGCCTGGTGCAATTCCCGCGGCGAGTACCTACCTTACGATCACGCGCGACAAGCTGATCGAGATGGCCTACAAGGTGATCGGCGTGCTCGAGCCGGGGCAAGTCCTGGATGGCGAGCAGCTGAATGACGGCGTCTCCGTCCTGACCATGATCGTGCGTGAAGTGGACGCCTCGCAAAAGTGGCGCTGGACGATCGACGAAGCCGTGCATATTCCGCTGTTGAGCGGGGTCTTTCTCTACACGATCGACAACGGGCTCCCGTCCAACATTACCGAGCTGATGAGCGCGACCTATCGGGACGGGCAGGGGAACGATACGCCGCTCGCGACACTGAAGGCGGAACGCTGGGAAGAGATCTCGGATAAGACCCAGTACGGAACCCCGAAAGCCGTTTATCTGACCGATCATATCGACCTTTCCATGCGGGAATTGTACGTCTGGCCGACGCTGGAGACCGTTGTCGCGCAGTCCCAGATCGACGGGCCCTACCGGTGTATCCGGACGCATACCNNCGAAGCTCAACAATGAGCCGATGAGCGGCGCGAACGCGAAGGTGTACTGGGAGCCCGGTGGCGAGGGCGGCGATCCCTGGCAGTCTGGCGTCGAATACACGGCGCCTCCACAGATCCGGCTGCTCCACAAGCGTCCGCTGATCGACTTCCTCACGTCTGGCGATAACCCGGACTTTCCTCTCCCGTGGCCACGGCTGCTCTTGTACCGGCTCGCGTTCGACCTGGGCGACTTCTATAGCATCCCGCTCGAAGAACGGAAGCTGATGATCGACAAGGCCAAGGGCGCGTTCGATGACATCCATCCGTCGGTCAAGGTGAAGACGAATCAGATCCACAATAGGGTGTCGTACTTCTGATGGGTATTGCCTCGCGCGAACTCAAAGACTTCCCGCTGATCGAGCAACCGTTCGAAAACGTCGAGGACGTGCAAGTCGACCAGTGGGCGTCGACCATCATGGACTTTCTGCCGGTCGTCGTCGAGGGCAAGATTCAACTGGTGAAGCG